ACACCGGGAACAGGAACACCGGGAACTGGAACACCGGGGACAGGAACACCGGGAACTGGAACACCGGGAACTGGAACACCGGGGACAGCAACACCGGGAACTGGAACACCGGGAACTGCAACACCGGGGACAGGAACACCGGGAACTGGAACACCGGGAACTGGAACACCGGGGACTGCAACAAATCGTCTTTTAATACTGGTTGTTTTAATACAGAAGAACAGAAGATCATGCTGTTCAATAAGCCGTCAGACATGACATATCGTGAATGGATGGATTCAGATGCAAGATGTTTACTGAATCAGATACCAAAGAATGTTGTTGAATGGGTATACGAAGATGATATGACGGATGAAGAAAAGGTTGAGAACCCTACATATAAAACAACTGGTGGTTATTTGAAGATCCTTGATGAATCTGAGTGTGCTCAGATCTGGTGGGACGGATTGGAAGATGAAGAGAAGAAAATTATTCAATCAATACCAAATTTTGACCCTGATATCTTCCGTCAGTGCACAGGAATTGAGGTTGGGTAATGAAATGAGCTATAGGTTTTTAATGTATATTTCGTAAATAAATTTCTTGGAGAGAAAAAAATGAAGAATAAAATTGCAGGAATTGCATTGGCTTTAAGCATTGCACTTACAATGCCTGGATGTATGGACGGAACAACTACCGTTACTTCCCCAAATGAATCTGAAACGGTTCCCGTGTCATATGAAGCGTTGATGTACGACAACTCTGGAAATAATTTTCTGAACTTTACCGGCAACAGCTTCACAATCGAACCAAACAAAGCGAAGCAATGGGGCTGGAATACGGATGGCAGCTGGACAAGCTGGTATGAGACAAGTTCCGTTGTTACGATCGGTATTGATGGAAATTATATCCAGTCATGCGGAAGCAGCGTGTTGTTTAAGGATACGCGTTTGGAAATGTTAGAAATTCCAACTGAATTAAACACGAAAGAGGCATCAAGAGAAGATGGCTATGACGTATCTGTGAGCGGTAGACCGATTGGTACATATTATGGGCTGAAAAATTGGTGGTATGACATGCGTGAGAAAGGTCAGCATGGACAGAAGCTAATTCTTGTCCAGTCTCAGGATGGATATAACATTGGATCGTTTATGGGAGATGATGTTACTTGGGAAGTCGAAGAAAATCTTCCGAAAACGACAAAAATCATGATCGACGGACTTCCTCTTTATATCCATAGATGCAATTTTACCATTATCGATTCTCAGCTTATTGATGAGAAAGCAGCTTAAAAACGGAGGGAAAATGAAGAAGATTTTGATAGCAGCACTTTTCACCGCTGCAATTGTAACACCGATCACCGCAAATGCACAGGAAGATACCTATATTTCGGAAGAGATCCAGGATGCGTGCATCTGGTATGGCGATCAATACAACATTTGTCCGGAGCTGCTTATGGCAATTATCGAAAGAGAGAGCGCCGGTCAGCAGGACGCAACAAACGGTGGATGCAAAGGGCTGATGCAGGTATATGAAAAATTCCATAAAGACAGGATGGAACGTCTTTCCGTAAACGACATTTACGACATGAATGGCAACATTCTTCTTGGAACAGATTACCTGTCTGAACTCTTTGAAAAATACGGCGAAACAAGCACTGTTTTGCAGGTATACCACGGTGAAAAAGATGCGGTTAAAAAATCAGAGTCAGGATACATCAGCAGTTATGCAGATGGAATCATGAAGAGAAGCGAAGAGTTAGAAAGGATTCATGGGAAATGAAAAATAAGTTCAAATTTCAAAACCGGATTTTTCAGATTGCGTGTGAGGGAAAGTCCTGTTGCGTTATAAATGGCGTTCCTTGTGCGTGCGAGGATTCAGACTGCGAAATGTGCGACTTCAATAATACGTTCGAGTGCAATTCCCAGTTTAAGGCATGGTGCAATACGGAAGAAGATGAAGTGAAAAAGACCGACTGGTCAAAAGTAAAAAAGGACGAAAAGGTTTATGCGCGTGACACGTTTGGCTACTGGAGACCGTCGCATTTCGCATGTTTTGACGGAGGCTATGTATATGTATATGTAAACGGGAAAAGCAGCTTTACGGAATATATCACAAGAAAATATCTGCCGAACGATGTCGTGCTTGCATCAAGAAAGGATAACAAAAATGAAAAATCCGATAATTAGCATCCCTAGAGCCAGCGAAGAACTGATTAAATCGCTTATAAGTGCCGGCATCTTATTTGTAGATGAGACCGGTGTACATGTAAAGGAGAATTACAAATGAATAGTATTGTTATCACAGGAGACGTTGGGAAAGTAAAAGAAGTAAATACGAGAGAATACGGGAGATGCTATGAGTTTTTTGTTTCCGCCGTTCGTCTGAGTGGCATAGTTGACACATTAAAGTGTTTGGCTCCTGCGCGAATTTTCCATGATAATCCAGAAGGAAAGCATTTAACTTTATACGGAGAAATTCGCACCAGAAACGAGTACGAGGGGGAGCACAGAAAGCTGCTTTTATACGTGAATGTATCTTCTGCCGTGGAATGCGAAGAAAAGAGAAAATATGAAAATACAGTCACGTTAAGAGGGTTTATTTGCAGCAAAGTGAATACGCATCTTACAAGCTCCGTTGGGTCTGTTTCCAATTCGCTTGTCGCATACAATTCAAATAAGAATTCTTATTACATCCCTGTTGTTTTTTTTAAAGGAGCATCGAGAGTTGTTCGCAATGCAAAAAAAGGCACAGAAATTTCCATTACTGGAATGTTGGCAAGCCGACATTACAAAAAACACGACGAAAACGGTGATGTTATTACGGAAGCTGACACATACGAAATCGTAACATCAATCGTATTTTTAGAAAAATGGAGGGAGAAAAATGCAGATCAAGCATCTGAAATTAAATAATTTCTGCGGTTTTTTTGGATCAAAGACATTTGATCATGATTTCTTCGAAAAAACAGAAATCACGGGTGCAAACGAAGCTGGAAAGTCCACTGTAAAGAAAGCTATCTTCTGGATTTTTAATTGCAGAGACGAGAATGGAAAAGAAATTTCCGGCATTCGCCCGCATGATGAAAATGGAAATGACATCAATGATCTTGAAGTGTCTGCAGAGCTTACTGTTGAAGTGGATGGAACAGTGAAAATTCTCAAAAAAGTAAGCAGACAAAACCTCAATAAAAAGGGCGAATTTACCGGAAATGTTATTGATTATTATATCAACGACATTCCGAAAAAAGCAAGTGATTATGCGGAATATATCTCATCATTCGCAGAAGAATATGTTCCGTATTGCATGAACGCAATGACACTTTTGCTTAAAAGCTCCGTGGATCAGAGAGCTGTCCTTGCGAATGCTTTTGGGAAGCACAGCGACACTGACATCTGCGATATGTATCCGGAATTTGAAGAATTAAAACCTCTTTTTGAGGACGGGAATATTGAAGAGTTAAAGAAGTGTTGCAACACGCAGCTTAACGGAACAAGAGGTAAATCTGGTACAAAAGGGCTTAAATCTCTTCTTGACGAAATTCCCAGCAGAATTGACGAAGCAAACCGCGGTAGATTGCCGATTGATACTGAAAAACTCGAATCGGAAAAGAAATCTCTTGAAGTCTTGCTCAACGAAAATTTAGAGAAGCAGACCGATCTTGTGAAGATACTTTCGGAAGCAGATAAGATTTCTGATGGAATTCTCGAATTACAGTTTTCTCAGAACGAATTAAAGCGTTCTGCAAACGATAAAAACATCAAAAGGAGAAACGCAATTGAGTCTGAAATCTCGACATTAAAAGAGGATAAGCGTGGAATTGAAAAGAGCGTATCTGCATTAGAGAAAGAAATTTCCGATTTAGAACTAGAAGCAACTACATATAAGAATAAAATTTCTCTTTTGAGGGGCAAATACAAAGAGGCATATGGCAGAAAGTTTGACGAAAACTCGACCGTTTGCCCGTACTGCGGACAGGAATATCCGGAAGAGCGGAAGCAGCAGTTAAGAGATGAGTTCGACATCCACAAAAAAGACGAACTAGAAAAGATCGTGGCAAACGGAAATGAAGCAAAATCGCTCTTTGAAAGGTCCGCAAAAGAATCCGAAGAGCTAAAAGCATCGATTCCGGTTTTGCGAGATAAGCTAAACGGGTTTGCACGTTGCATCCAGGAAAAGGAAACGGAACTGAGTACGATACCAGAATTCGTCGACGCGTCAAATACCGATGAATACATCAATCTGCAAAAATCTATCGAAGAGAAAAAAGAAGCACTGGATCGGTACTCCGATATCTCGGAAGTAAAGCGCAATTTAAAAGTAGAGGAAGCTTCTATCCGCCAAAGAATTGCAGAATGTAATAGTCAGCTGGCTAGAACCGCCGAGAACAAAAGAATTGATTCCAGGGTCGCTGAATTGGAGATGGAACGCAGGAATATTGCACAGAAAATTACAGACGTAGAAAGACAGCTCTACCTTTTAAAACAGTTTAGTTTAAGAAAGAATGAGCTTCTACAGAATGAAGTAAATGAATATCTTGATTTCTGCTCTGTAAAAATGTTCCGTCCGCTTATAAACGGAGACATCGAAGAGTGCTGCGAATTTACATACCGCGGAGAAATGTACTCAAGAAATTTGAATCACGGATGCAGAATTCTGACAGAAATCGATATTTGCAGAGCATTCCAGAAACGATGCAATTACAGTTTCCCGATAATTATTGATGACGCGGAGTCCGTAGACGGATGGAGAATTCCTAACATCGAGAATCAGGTATTGATTCTCAGAAGAAGTGATTCTGAATTGAAAGTTTTAAATGTTGAAAGGAGATAATGATATGGCAGAGGTAACAGACGTTGCAGTAAAAGAAGAAAAAAAGGAAGTGTCGAGTCACAACAAAGTGACAGATTATAGTCTTGGCATTTTCGGTACGTCTGACAATTTTATTATGGCTATGCAGATGGCGAAAGCGCTTTCGAGCTCCACAATCGTTCCGGCTACGTTTCAGAAAAACGACGCAAACTGCTTAATTGCGATTGAACAGGCGCAGAGGTTACGTGTCAGCCCACTGATGGTTATGCAAAACTTATACGTGATTCAAGGCAGACCGTCTTGGAGCTCTAAATTCCTGATCGCAGCAATCAATAATTCCAGAAAGTTTGACATCGAATTGCAGTTCGATGAAAAGAAAGATAAAAATGGAAAGCCCTTTTCGTGCACTGCATGGACAATGAAAAACGGAAGGCGCATTGAGGGCATGACAGTTGACATGGACATGGCGAAGGACGAAGGATGGCTCAGCAAAAACGGCAGTAAATGGAAGTCCATGCCGCAGTTAATGTTAAGGTACAGGGCTGCTTCTTTCTTCTCAAGCCTCAATTGTCCTGAATTAACGATGGGGCTGTATACAAGAGAAGAGCTGCAGGACAACGATTTCAAAGAATACCCTCTGGAAGAAATGAAGGAGCGGGTCAAAAGAGATATTGAATCTAACGCAAACATGGCCGATTTCGAACCAGACGGGCCAGAAGTAGTAGAGGACGCGGACGGGCAGCAGGCAATGCCAGAATTTATGCAGGAGGGATAGAATGAGAGTAATTTCACAGGACGGAACGATTGATGTTCCGTATGAAAATTGTGTATTTGGAATAACTTTAGATAATTGTATATCGGCGGTTGGGGATATAGCAGTAAGTCCAAATGAAGTCATGAATGGAATCATGGCTAAATATTCATCCAGAGGAAAAGCACTGAAAGCCATGGAAATGCTGAGAACGGAATATTTATCAAGGATGCAGCTGGAAGGTGGCTATGACCATGTGCACAGATGCTATATTCAACCGAACTATTGGGTGCTTCCAAAAGTTTTTCAGTTCCCGACGGACGATGAGGGGTAAGTATGAGACAGAATCCATGCAGGCATTGCTCCAGTTCGTACGAGTTCAAAGGAAAACATTACCCATCGTTTTCTGAAACATGCGCATGTTGCGAATACAGAAAAGAGCACAATCTTTATCTGAAGAGCAAAAGAAAATATACAACCGGAAGCAAGATATCAACGATGGATGAACTTATGGATCAGACATTCATTATGTTTAACGGAAGGACTACGCATATCGAAGCTGTAAAGTCTATGCCGTATAGACTGATACTTAAATCCCTTGCAGGCGGAATGTTTTACAAAGCTATAAAAAGAGAAAATGAGTAATTGAAAAAGAATTGGAGTGGAATATGGAAGTATTATCGTTTTTAGACGCAGTTCAGCGCGACATGGCTGATAATATTTACAATTTTTGCAAGGACGGAAAATGCAGCCAGTGTGGTAATTGCTGCAGCAACCTTCTTCCTATGAGTGAAAAGGAAATTTCTGCTATTCACCGTTATATAAAGAAGAAGCATGTTAAAGAGTGCCGACACATAGCTCCTGCAACAGTAATTTACGATATGACCTGCCCATTTCTCGATACAGGAAAGGATTGCGAGAAATGCCGTATTTATCCTGTGCGCCCAGAAATTTGCAGACAGTTTATTTGTGATAACGAGCAGAGGGCAAAGCATAACCGGGCACTGTAAGAAATGAGTTTTTTGGTTTGCGAGGTGAGGAATAATTGAAACTTAAGACATTAGGCACCGGTTCTTCTGGGAATTGCCATTTGCTTATTGCCGATAACGGAGAAACTCTGATTCTGGACTGCGGAATACCGATCAAGGAAATTAAAAGAGGTCTGGGATGGAACGTTGAAAAAGTTTCTGGATGCGTTGTTACGCATTCTCACACAGATCACAGCAAATCGCTAAACGATCTTGAACACATTGGGATCCCGGTGTTTGCTCCATATCGTAACAACATTGGTGTGACATTCGGCGGTATGTGGAAGGTCAGAGCATTTGATTTAACTGACCTAAATGGTGAATACTCTCACACGAACGGAGATGGCAGCCCTTGCCCGTGTTATGGTTTTCTGATTGAACATCCAAAAATGGGACGGCTTCTGTATCTTACGGATGCGGAATTTTGCAAGTGGAGATTTCGCAATGTTAATCATATCCTTATTGGGGTGAATTACGATCCTGAAATCATATCAAATGATAACGCAAAGGCGAACCATGTTATACGTGGGCATATGAGCATCGACACTGCATGCGAATTTGCAAAGGCCTGCTACACAATGCAGCTCCAGAACGTTGTAATGTGTCATTTGTCAACAGACAATTCTGATAAGGATATTTTTATTGAGAAGATGCAGAAAACAGTTCCACGAGCAAATGTCTGCGTTTCAGATCCAGGGATGGAACTGGAATTAAAAAATCCAGGAATGTGCCCGTTTTGAAAATAAAAAAATGAAAGGAAATTCTATGAAAACATACAAGGGATTTAATAAAGACATGACTGCTAAAAATGGATTCCAATACGAAGAAGGAAAGGAATACGAAGATGAAAAAGCTGTCGCTTGCGAGTGCGGTTTCCACGCGTGCGAATATCCTTTGGATTGCTTTGGATATTACAGCCCAGGAAGTAGTGTTTACCATTTGGTAGAACAAAGCGGCGAATTTAGTAAAAACAGCGATGATTCAAAAGTGGCATCCACAAAAATCAAGATTGGAGCAGAAATTTCGATTGCTGGTCTTGTTAAAGCGGCGATTGAATATACAAAAGAGAGAACAGAACCAGAATGTGACGCGACGGGCAACTGTGGAGCATCCTCTGCGACGGGCTACAAAGGAGCATCCTCTGCGACGGGCTACAAAGGAGCATCCTCTGCGACGGGCGACTACGGAGCATCCTCTGCGACGGGCAACTGTGGAGCATCCTCTGCGACGGGCTACAAAGGAGCATCCTCTGCGACGGGCGACTGT